CCGCGAGCCGCGCTCTCGCCGGTCGGGTAGTCCTTGTTGGCGATTTCGGTGCCGTTCACGAGGTCGGCGTTGAAGTTGGTCGTGTTCGTGTTGTCCCCGGTCACGGTCTCGATGGGGACGTGTTCGATGCTGGCGACCTTCGCATACTCGCTCTGGAACGGATTCGGGGCCACGACCTTGTAAGCCGTATTCTCGCCGCTCGCGGACGCGGGAAGGGTATGCGTGGTGTAGAAGATACCGGGAAGCTGTCCGAGCATGTCGTTCTCCTGATCTGGCCTTTAGTTGATTGCTGACTTGGGAAAGGCGGGGCTCCCGAAGGAGCCCCTGGTTTCCGGTGCCGGGCTTACTTCCGGCCGCGAGCGAAGGAGCGGTGGTCGATCACGTCCGCGCCGATGGTGCCACGGATCTTGTAGGTGATCTGGTCGCTGTTGAACACGCTGCCGACCCGCTCCATGTCCTGCACGAAGATTTCCGGGTTCTCGTTGCCGTGGAGGAAGCCGACCGCAAGGGTCTGCGCTGCTCGCGGATCGGCCACGACTTCCCACCGGGTGGCGCTTCCGTTCGGGTAGTAGACCGGACGCGGCTCCAGGTTGAAAATCTCGCGCAGCACGTTCGGCAGGTTGATCTGCGCGGCCGTGCCGTCCACCTTGAACTCGGAGCGAAGCGCCTCGAAGATTGCGGCCTTCATCGCCACGTTGTTCGAGTAGCAGAGGTACTTCGGCTCGTAGAGCTTGGGGTTGTCCTGCGTAATGTCCTTCTGCTCGGTCATGTAGCCGCAGACCGTCAGGAGGGCGCTTACGCTGAACGCCGTGTCGCTGGCGTTGTTGTGGTCGGCGTGGAACAACTCCTTGGAGTCGTAGTCCATCGTCGCACCGTCGCCGCTGTTCGCGGTGAGCAGGCTGTAGACGAAGCGGTAGACCGTCCAGGCCCACGCCAGAGCGAGCTTCCGAGGGATGCGGGCCAGCACCGACAGGTCGTCGGCCAGAGCGGCTTCCCAGGTGAACTTCTCCAGGTTACCCTTCTTGCCGATCCCGAACTCGACCTTCTCCTCGCCGGGAGTGTCGATGAACTGGTAGGGCGCACCCTCGGACACGTCGTCAATATCCGGGTAGTCGCCCACGCGGATGATCTTCTTCGTGTTGGTCAGGTCGGAGAAGGACACGAAGTCCGACACCAGGTCGCGCCAGGTGGACAGGTTCGGGTCGGCCATTTCCCGCGCCAGCACCTTGTTCATCACGTCGGCCCACGCCAGGTTGAACGTGGTGGACATGATGGCCTCGGTCGCCGTGTGGTCCATCTTGTGGCCCAACTCGCCGCCGCCCCAATGGAGCAGGTCCAGGGATTCGAGGGCGAACTGGTTCGGGTTGCTCCAGATCATCGGAGCCAGGTCGGGCCGGAAGGCCAGAACCGCCTCGCGGAAGCTGGTGAACCGCTTCACGCGGCGACCGTTGACTTCCTGATCCTGCTGGAGACCCGCGCCGAGCAGCCGGGCATAGCGAATGTCGGCGTTCTCGGTCACCGAGAGGCGACCCATGCTGCCGTTGGCACCCGGAACGTTCACCTGCACGCCACCGGCACCAGCCGCAGCGATGTTGCTCCAGTCGGAGTAGATGCTCTCGGTGAACTGCGGATTGAAGTCCTTGGTCTCGGCATCGCGGAGCATCGCTTCCTGGACGCGCTGCGGCAGGCCGCTCTCGGTCACGCGGGTGCGGAAGGCCTGCTCGTTGACCATCCGAGCCACGCGAGCCTCAATGCGCTGGTCGATGGTCTCCATGCTCACCGTCTCAACGGCCGGAGCCGCCTGGGTAGCCGTAGGAGTGGTCGTCGCCGCCTGAACGGCGGGGAACAGGTCGGGCCGTGCCGCCCGAATGTCGGCTTCGGTCGCCTTCTGTAGTGCAGCCAGTTCTTCGGGGGTCATGCCCGTCTCCTTGGTTTCCTGCTCTGCTTCCAGAGCTTTGTCGAAAGTGCCGCCAGCGGCGGGGTTGAAAACAACGTCCGTAGACGCTCCGGGGCCACCGATCATCGCCTCGACCGAGTGGACAACCATTCCCTGGTGCCGCCCGACCTTGGCTTTGACTTTCATGTCGATGGAGAAGCCTACCCGGTCGCCGCCGAGTAGCTTGTGCTTCTCTCGGATTTCGCCCACCACGGCTTCCATCGAATTCGGGTAGCGAAGATCGGCTCGCGGGACACCAGCAGTCTCGTCCCATCGTGCATTTTCGAGAACGCCGATCACGTTCTTTAGCGGCTTCGGCTGCGTCGGGTCCTGATGGTCATAAAAGACCGGCAGTCCCTCGAACACGCGCACGTCGCGCTTCAGCACTTCGGCCGGGTAATGCTTGCGGTTCTTGCTCACACCCGGCTTGATCGGGATGATTCCTTCGATCACTCCGGTATTGAAACTCGCGTCAGCGAGAGAACCGGAATTCTCAATGGCGTCGATCAGCGGGGCGTCAACCGCTAGTGCTTCCTGCGTCGGCTCAACGCGAGCTACGGTGCGCAGCAGATCGTCCGCTTCTGCGGCACGCTGCACTACCTCGGCCCGCTGCTCCTTCTGCTCGTCGGACAGCACGCTTTCCAGCGCACTTTCCAGAGCGGCTACCCAGGCCAACTCGACGGAAATTCCACGATCACCAACCGTTACGGTGGTGCCGCTCACCGAGTAAGGCCGCTTGTAATAGCCGGACTTGAACTCGGTTCCGTCGTACCACTCTTCCCGAGCGACGAAGAACGTCTGGAAGACGGCACGCACGTAGGCGTAGTTGTAACCGCTGGAAGTCGGGTTCTCGGCCTTCAGCTTCTCGCGTAGCGCAGACCGGAGCTTGGTGTCCAGATCGTTCTGATCCAGTTCGCCGAAAGAGGCTTCCTGAACCGACGCCAACATAGCGTCGAATTCCGGCAGCAACTCTGCGGCGATAGATTCTCGAATGCGTTCTAGGTCCACGGGGACACTCCAAAAAGTCGTTGCCCTACAACGTGACTTATCGGAGTGAAGAAGGAGCCAGTTTTAGCGGTTTCCCGAAAAACTGGCTCCTTTATTTTCCGTGACTACTTTCCGCGCTGTGCGGCTCTAGGTGCGCCTTGCCCGGTTTTGGCTCGGACCACGGTTCTACCGGATGCGGACGCTGCTCCCGGAGCGGCAGGCTGTTTTGCCTTTAGCTCCATTTCGTCCTTCTTTAGCTGGACCGGATCAGGCAGCAAGCCATCTTTCCGCTCCTGCTTGACCTGATCTTCCAGGCCTTCGGGAATGTCCGCTTCCTGGAGCCCGTAAGCGTACCAGATGCGCCGGGCGTCAGCCAGAGAAGTGACGCCACTCTCCATCGCCGCTATGATGGCCGTGGTGACGTTCGCCAGAGCTTCAGCGACAGCGACCATTTCACCGGCTGTCAAGGACGGAAGAACGATCCGGTAAGGATACGGACGCTCTGCCCCTTTCAGGATGCCTGCGTGCCGCTTCTGGTCAAGCTGGTAGTCCAGAATGGTCTTGACGAAGAAGTGCAACACCTTCTGCTTCTGCTCCATCCGGCGCAGGAACGGAATGTCACTGGAGATAGAACTTGTCCGGTTGGTGTTGTTCTCCGCGCCGATCAGGTGTGGCGGCAGCCCAAGCGCCAGGCCGATGATCTTCTTGACCTGGATACCGAGGTCGGTGTGACTTGCGGCATTCAGGTTAGGAGACAATGCCTCCCACTTCTCCTTCTGGTTGTGGAAGTTCACCTCGCCCGGTCGTGGCGGATTCTGCCTGATTTCATCGGCACGCTGCTTCAGCGTTACTACGTCCGCATCTTCAATCGTTACGTCCCACACGAACGCTGCTTGCATGTTCGCGTTGCGCAGGTCGCCGAAGAGGAAGTTGTCGTAGGCGTGCAGCCAGTCGAGCGTCGGCTCGATTGCTGATCTACCCCGGCCGGTGCCAAGCACGTTGGCCTTGAAGTAGAAAATCTCCCCGGCGTAGGTGTAGTCCTGTGGAGCCCTGGAGACAGACGTGTTCTCGGCGTTCTCGTCCGTGTGAACAATCTCTCGGTCGGTTGCTGCCTTCTTCCGGTCTTTGATCGACGGGTGCGCTGGAAACTCGGGCTTGTCCACCCCTTGCTCGGCACGGATTACGTTCCACCACAGCGGCTTCTCTCCCGGAGCCGGGGGACGCTGGATCACCGCGATAGCTTCCATCCGGTTCTTCGGGTTCCAGATCACGTCTTGGACCAGGTGATGCTCCAGGAACCCGATTGCCACGTCCCCATTCTCCGGGGAGGCAAACACGGGCAGGAATAGCTCTCCAACCGTGGTGTTCAGCATCGTGAACAGGCTCGGCAGCCGAATCTCGAACTCGTTTGCCGGGTGTTCCAGGAAGCGAGTGATTAGCTCCTTCACCCGGTCGCCGTTCTTCTTGGCCTTGCCTCGTACCTTCTCCACGTCGATGTTGACGCCCGCGCCGAGAACCATGTCGGTCGGCACGTCGTTAAGTCGGCGAGCGAGCGGGTTCTGGTAGTAGAGCCAGAGAGAGAGCCGCTGGAATCGCTCGAAGGTGCCCTGGTCGAGAGAATCCGGCCGGTCACCGTCACCAGAGAGACGCCGGAAGGCGTACAGGTCTGCGTCGGTCGCGCCCGCTGTTTCCCGCGAGTGAAGGTCGCCATAGAATACGGGCACGCTGGCCCAAGGTGCGCTAGTCGTCATGCGGGTTCGCCTTCTTCGTCTGGTGCATCATGTCGTAGGCAAGCTGCATGGAAGCCTTGTAGTCCTGGTTCAGAGACCAAGCCCTCTTTTGAGCCCTACTCATGGCACTGGCAACTCGCTCGTTGAACGAGCCATACACCAGATTGTGGAACCATCCGGCTTCTCGCTTTACTGTAAGCTTCAGATCAGTCTCTTCAGCCGGTAGATGGTGCTGTCGCGGCACCATCTTCATCACTGTAAAGGTAATATCACCCCTGTGGCCTACCTCGTTCCTGACGAACCAACCTTCCGGTGGCGTGCTCTTTTGCGGTTCCTTCATTACCAAATCCTCGGTCGGAAGCCAGGCCACTGCCTCGGCGACTGCGCGTCGTAGAAGTTCGTTCCGGTTCTTGGGTCCACGGAGACCGTCACGCGCACGCTCTCTTCGATGGCGGGCACTGTGTCGTCTCCAAGCACGATGATGGCCGAGTCCGCTGCGTCGGTGGACTTGCCCTTGAGCCGCTTCCGAATGTCGTCTTTCTTCTCAACGGCAATCCGGCCTTTGAACTCACCTGCCCCGTCCATCAGCTTCCAGGTAGGGGTAGTAAGCTCGCCGATCAGCTTGGGATCATCCGGCAGCATCACGTTGTAGCCAGAGCCGGGCTCCAGGCGCTCGCGCATGGTCCACCACAGTTCCGACCGCTTGTTCATGAAGCCAAGCTCACCGGACTTGTCCTTGGCCGTGGACTTTGAACCAGCTACCACAGAGTGGACACGCACGCCTTTGAACAGGCCTTTGCCGCTCTCCGCGTCTTCCGTCAACTTCTCTCGGCAACGGTCGTAAACACCTACGCCCATACCGTCAGCTTCGATGCGGATTACCGGCCACTGGCCCGAATACGCCATGAGCGTGTTGGCCGTGTCCATTGTGGTCGCCTTATGTTTGTACTCAATCTCACGAATGGCATAACCGATTCTTTTGGAGATTGCCGTCCGGTCCTTACCTTGACCGGCAATGTCAGCGCCGAGCGAGCGCACTTTCGTGTCGCCAACCCATTCCTCGGTCTCCGGGAAACCGGCGTCTCGCCAGAGCTTCCAGCGATCTACGGCTGCGTTGACCCAATCCAGCGGGATAATGCAGGCGTCGTCGGTGTCCGCGAACTCACCGAGAACGTGGTTGCGGTACATCGGGGAGTCCTCTCCCCACTGCGCCTTACGGGATTCAGCCCAGGCGATCTTCGCAGCCTTCTCTTCGCCTTCCAGAGCATCAACCTGCATCTTGTAGGTGATATGAAGCACGTCCCAATCCAGGAAGCCCGGCTTACGGCTCTGAATGTCGTAGAAGCGCCCGTTAGGCCCGCCAGGGGTCGAGATAATGAGCGCGAAGGCTCCAGCGTGTGACAGGGTTCCTTCGGTGGCGTCGAAAGTGGCTTCCGGTATGGCCTTGGCCTCGTCAAAGACGAAGAGGACGTTCTTCGAGTGAGCCCCTTCCATCAATTCGGGCTCGTCGGAGTTGATGGCGAAAGCTACCTGGTTGGCCTTTACCAGCCCGTCTTCCGAGCCGCCAAGGCTCATATCAAGCTGGTTGACCTTGGGCTTGAACCCAATGAGCGACCAATCAGCCTTTCCGACCCACAGGTGGATTTCCGGCCAGAGGAATCGCTCAAGCTGCGCCCATGAACCGGCCGTGGTGGGAATCTTGCACGGGCTGTGAACCACGAAGAAGTGCAAGATGATGTTCGCGGCGATGGCCGACTTGCCAGCACCACGAGGCGAGCGCACGCAGAGACGGCGGTTGCGGTAGAGCCGCTTCACTACCTCGACCTGGTAAGGCCGTGGATTGAACCCGGTCACCTCGCGCATGAACGCGAGCGCCCCGTCACCCCTGGTTTCGCCGTTCGGAGCAACCCACTGCTCGATTTCTCGACCTAGAATCTCCAGGTCTTCATCGTTAGTAGACCAGCGAGTGTCGTTGAAGAGGTTGTTTCCATCCTCGTCAAGCGGCACATAGCCCCGATACCGCTTCATCCGAAGCTCGGTGATCGGTGGCCCGGCCTCCCATTTCTCTACAGAGATGGTTAATAGGTGGTCAGCCAGGCTTTCGGCTACTGCTGTGGGTGCGATTCGTGCTTTTCGTGACATTTCAGGCTCCACTTTGACTATCGGAGCCCGTCAGGTCTTAACCTAGCTCTACGCTAGTTCTTTAGCGAGGAAGTCACGGATCAACTGCTTGGCTTCATCCTCGATCTGGTGGATTCGGCCGGGCGTGACCCCGTAAATCGGAGCAATCTCGTTCTGCTTGACGCCTTCAACGTAGCGAAGGTGGAGAATCCGGGTCATGCGGACCCCTTTTGCGCCCGTACCGAGCGCCAGAGGGCAGATTCGCTCAAAAAGGTCGTCCAGGAAGGCCGAGTCGCCGACGAAACCGGCCGGATCAGACCCTTCAGCGACCAGAATGTCCGCGATTCGCACCGGATCGGAGTTGAACTCGCCCTCTTGCATCTTGCGCCGGGACGCGAAGGCCACAGATTCGAGCGAAATGTCGGCCGGTCGCCGCCGCATCTTGCGATCTTCCTCTCGGAGCGCCCCTTCGACCATTGAATGAGCGTAAGTGAAGAAGGTCGCGCCCCTGGAATGGGCCGGATCGTAGCGCGATGCTGCCTTCATCACCGCATCGACGGCTGCTTCTTCCAGTTTCACGGGGTCAGCCCACTCCGGGATGCGGCGTGTCCAGTTCTTCGCCATCCGAAAGCCGTAAGCGGTGGCGATTTCGATGTTCAGTTCAGTGACTTTATAAGGGCTGTCAACAGCGTCTTTCCGCGTCAGGGTATATAGTCGGGACACACTTTCCTCCAGATTGTCTGATCTGTTTCATTGTTGGTTCCATGACTGTATACACAAGCAAGAAGACCCCCTTTTCAGGGGGTCTCCGAACGATTTCTTTAGCTAACAGGCGGTTGCTATGCTTCCTGGCCCCAGAGGACTTCCTTCACCACAGCGAGCGCCTGCTCGTTCCCGGCGATGATGTGCTTCACGCGGGTGTCGCTGGTGCGCCGAGCGTGTTCCTCTTCCCGGAGACGGCCGATCTTGGCCTGAATCTTGCTCGCCACGGTGGCCCGGCGCACGCCGAAGATGCGCTCGATGGCTTCGCGGGACGCCTGGACCTGCTCGTCGGTCGGGCAAGCACCGTTCCAGGTCTGCTCGATCAGCGTGGTGATAACGGCTGCCACCTTATCGACCGGCAGCCCGATCAGGTCTTGCAGCGCGAGGGTCGGGTTGCCGCTGGACGGCACGCCTTCGCTGTCTTCGTCGGGCTCCAGGCCGGGGATGTAGTCGGGGTTGGGATAACGGGTCTGATCCATCGGTTTACTCCTTCGTGATTACCAGTGCCACTCTTACATACTCCAGTTAAGGAGCCGCTATAACAGCAAGCGGGCCGGATTTTACCCCGGCCCGCCGCTTT